CTCAGGCAGTAGCCTTATGATGATGACCGCTAACCCTCGCGCAAAGATTGAATCAAAGTCCTTCCACCTCATTGTTATTGACGAGTGCCAAGAGGCTGACGATTTCGTAGTATCCAAGTCAATTTCGCCTATGCTTGCGTATTATTCAGGAACTATGGTTAAAACAGGTACACCTACAACTCACAAAAACAACTTCTATCGCTCAATTCAACTCAATAAACGACGTGGTACAGGTACTAAGGCAAGACAGAATCATTTTGAATGGGACTGGCGAGACGTAGCAAAGTACAACCTTAATTACGGTAAGTTTATTAAGAAAGAAATGCTTCGTGTGGGAGAAGACTCCGATGAGTTCCAAATGTCATACTCATGCAAATGGTTGCTGGAGAGAGGCATGTTCGTTACATCCACAATCATGGACGAGCTTGGAGACACATCCCAAGAAACAGTCAAAGCTTGGCATCGTACTCCAGTTGTGGTCGGTATCGACCCCGCAAGAAAAATGGACTCGACTGTCGTCACGGTTGTCTGGGTAGACTGGGATAGACCAGACGAGTTTGGTTACTTTGACCATAGAGTTTTAAATTGGATGGAAATTCAAGGCGATGACTGGGAAGACCAGTACTTTCAAATTGTAAACTTCTTAAGTGCTTATGATGTATTAGCCGTAGGAGTAGACGCAAACGGCGTAGGTGATGCAGTAGCTCAAAGATTAAAACTACTACTACCTAACTCTGAGGTGCATTCAATTGGCAGTAGCCAACCTGAGCAGTCAAAGCGTTGGAAACACCTTAAAGCTTTAATTGACCGCCGTATGGTTGGCTGGCCCGCACACGCTAAGACACGTCGTTTACGTACCTGGAAGCGTTTCTACCAGCAAATGACTGACCTAGAGACTAAGTTCCAAGGCCCTAACTTTTTAGCCCATGCTCCTCAAGAGGCCCACGCCCACGACGACTACGCGGATAGTTTGGCTATTGCTGTCTGTTTAACTATGGATTTAACAATGCCATCGGTAGAAGTATCAAGCTCCCCGTTTTACAGATAATTTTGACTTTAGCCTGATTTTGTTTGCTTTACGTAGCACACTGTTTACTGAGGTCCTCAAACCAATTAGGAGTTTACATGTCAATAGCACCAGCACCACGCTTTCCAGAAAGCGCAGATACAACCTACGACCGTAAGATGGCAGGAGCTGTCCCAGGTCAACGCGGCCCACTTCGTTTTGAAGAAGGTCTTGCAACAGATACAGATGTTCCACAGTCATTTACAGAAGGCGCAATGCATGGATACATGCCTGCACCTGGTCGTCCAAACCGTAATGCAAACGTATTTGAAAAGCTTCCAGAAGAGACAATGCGCGAGCGCGCACACGTTGGTTCTGCAGCTTGGGTAGAAGCACCAAACAGCCTACAAGATTTTGCTTCTGGCGCGTTTGCTGACCATGGTGATAACCGTTTTGAAGAGGTATTCCGCAATGGTGCTCATCAAGCGGCTCTTAACCCAGCAGTAGTTCAGGACTAATAAACTAAATAGCACGTCGTTCCCCCTGCCTCTTACGTGGCGGCAGGGGGCGACTGCCTATCTAAGGATTATAAATGGCACTCATTAAAGGTAGAGAAGTTAAAGAGGGTCCAACGCAGATAGCTGCAAACCCTAAACTTTGGAACATGGTTACTGCTCAGGCAGGAACAAAGTTTTCTAAAAACTCTCCCGCTCGCGGTCACTGGATTCATACTAAATACAACCAAATGGGTGGCCAGTACGTTAAATCTGTAAAAGAGATAGACCCTCGTTTTCGCGATTACGCTCAAGAAAAGCGAGACAAAGAGGAAGAACAAAAGAAAAAGAAAGTAACAAAGCCAGTTACTAAGACCGCCATACGAGGCCCGCGCTTCGTATAGCCCGTCGATATGTTAATATATCGACATTGAGTTTTTACTTATTTTGAAAGAGGTGATTGGTGAGCGGTATTGATTTCTCTCCTCCGAGTTATCGCGCAGCATCCTCTGACTTAACTATCTCAATTTCACCACTTGGTTTGGTGGAGTTAGCAGATGAAGAATTTGAAGTTCACGGTCCGCGTTTAAACCGTTATTCCCTTAACTGGGCTATGTACCTTGGTCACCACTACTCATACCGCCGCCCAACTGGCGAAGCTCAAATCATGCTCAACTATTACCGAGCATTTACAGACTTTTTAATTAACTTTTCATTTGGTAAAGGCGTTAACTTTGGTTCATCAAAGTACACCGAAGCAATTGTCCCGCAGCTATTAGAGCGCGTCTGGGAGATAGATAACAACAAGGCTACTCTTCTTTGGGAAATGGGTCAGCAAGGCGCTGTATCTGGAGATTGCTTTATTAAAGTTGCTTACGAAGAGGCTTGGGTTGACCCTTCTGGGCGTCAACACCCTGGCCGTGTTCGTGTACTCCCACTTAACTCATCTTTTGCATTCCCAGAGTTTCACCCTCACGACCGTGAACGTCTAATTAGGTTTAAGCTTAAGTATCGTTTCTGGGGCACATCGCTTGAAGGAACACGTCAGGTGTTTACTTACACAGAAATTTTAACTGATGACTCTATTGAGGAGTATATTAACGATGAACTTATTGATTCGCGCCCTAACCCTCTTGGCACTATTCCCGTCATTCATATTCCTAATGTACGTATCAGCGGTAGCCCTTGGGGCCTTTCTGATTGCAATGATATTATTAACATTAACCGTGCTTACAATGAGACTGCTACAGACGTTGCTGACATTGTTAACTACCACGCGGCGCCAGTAACAGTAATCATTGGTGCTAAGGCTTCACAGCTAGAAAAAGGAGCTAACAAGGTATGGGGTGGTCTTCCAAAGGACGCTAAGGTTGAAAACTTAGAGGGCGGCTCACAAGGACTTAAAGGTGCAATGGACTTCATGGCTTTGTTAAAGAAGTCAATGCACGAAATGATTGGTATTCCAGAGTCTGCTCTAGGTCAGGCCATGCCAGTATCTAATACATCAGGCGTTGCGCTTTCAATCATGTTCCAGCCTTTGATGAACCGCTACCACCAAAAGATTATTCAGTACGCGCACGGCCTAGAAAGAGTTAATGAGCTTATTCTTATCTCTCTTGCTGTTAAAGAGCCAGAGACCTTTACTTGGGACCCTAATTCTAGCCAGGTACCACTTAAGCCAGGGCAGGCCGCACAGTTAGACCCTAATGACCCAATTACTTTTCAGAACTACGTTAAGTTCCCAGAACCATTGCCACTAGATAAGCTCATTGTTCTTAACGAAATTCAAAGCAAGCTATCTTTAGGCCTTGAGTCTAAGGAAGGCGCGCTTCGCGCATTAGGCGAGGACTTCCCAGCAGAGAAGCTAACTGAGATTCGTCAAGAGCTTATTGAAGATGCTAAGTCCGATGGCGCTCTAAAGATGGTTCAGACTCAAATTGAAAATGACATTATGATGCTAACTGGCATGCAGTCAGCTCAGCTAGGCCCAGGCGGAGCTCCAGCTCAACCTGCAGGTGGCGGCGGCCCTGAAGAAGGAGTCCCTGAATCAGTATTACCTCCAATAATTGACGATGCAACAATTGCTGCTCAGATGGGTGACCAAGCCCTACGCACTAACCTCGTCACACAAGCTTATGGAACCCAACTACCACAAAGGAGAGTTCCAGAAAGCTATCAAAAATAAAGGTGTTTAGCCTGTAATTTTTCGTAGGTATAGAGAAAATGAACATGTAATACCCCGTTTGGTCATTCGTGCTCACACTTCGGACAACGACCCCTAGAATACAAAGGATATAAGAATGTCAGAAACTGCAGAAAACATGGCAGCTGCTTTTCAAGCAGATGCAGGAATAGCTCCAGTCGTAAATATGTCGGGCGTTGACGCGCCGACTGTTACTACTACGGAAGATGTTAAGTCTAAGTTCTATACGGATGAAGACCTATCTCGTGTCCGTTCACAGGAGAAAGATAAGCTCTACCCTCAAATTGAAAGCTTGAAGGAAGAACTTAACTCGCTACGAAAAGAAAAAGAAGAAGAAACAACTCGTAGAAATGTAGAAGCGCAAGCTGAAGCATTACGCATTAAAGAGGCACAAGAGTCTGAGCTAGATGCAAAGTCTTATGCTGAACTTAAAACCCGTGAGTTGCAGGAGCAGTTGGAGCGTGAGCGTACCGAACGCGAACGAGCCTTCGCTCTTCTGGAGCGCGAAAAGACATTTGCAGATTTGCAATCTTATCGTCAACAAGTAATTGAACAAGAACGCGAAAACATCATTCCACAGCT